CCATTACGTTTCAGCATGTTTTTTAGGCGATTTATCTTGTCGTTAACGCGCAACCAAACCCCAGTCAATGATAGTTGTATATCTTCAGGTTCCTCAAGTGAAGTACCAAGAGCTATATTTCCCAAACCATAATCCATCATTTTTTTAGCAAAAAGAACATATTGTTCATTTTGAATTTCTAAAAATGATTCAGCTAATGTTGGGTATGTTTGTTCAAAATCAGCAACAGCTTTATTGCCTCCTGTGTGATCGTAACCTTTTTTAGTATTCATAACTTAAATAATTTCTTTGTCTAGTGGGAAATATTCATTTAAAATTTCAATTTGATCTTGATATTCAGCAATAGCTTTAAGTTCAATTTCTATTGCTTCAATAATATCTGAATGTTCTCCAATTCCAACTGGTTGGTGTAGATAAACTTCAATGTTCGCTTTGTGTTTTGCGATGTGTCCTTCAGCATGTTTATATACTGCTGATAGGATTGTATTTCTCATACTCATAACTTTGCTTGTTTAATTAATTTTTCAGTTTCTTTTTCGTTTACTCCCATTTCCCAAAGTATACCTCTTACTCCTGTAACTCGGATAATATCAATATATTCTTCTGCTTCTCCAAGACTACAGTCAAAATAATCAGCAATATATACTGCTAATTCCTTATAATTCTTTTTGTTTTGGTTTTTAATGTATTTTAAAAACATTTTTTTCTTTGGTAACATTGTTTTGTAAACGGTATAAATTTTTTCTTTTTCAGTCATTGGCAACTTTTGCGCAATGTTTGCAATATCTATATATCCGTAATACATACTCACGTATCGGTGAACAATGTAAGGACTGAACGAAGACTGTTCATCCTCTGTGAAGGAATTCCAGTCTCGTTTAGTATAAGTTAACTCATTAAGCCAATCAAAAAGATTCATTACTCAGCTTTATCTCGTAACTCCTTAGGTAATGTGTCTTGTAATACTTCTCCGGTTTCGGGATCAAAAAATACGGGGATTGGAATAATTCCATCTTCATCAGCACCGATGATGAATTTAGAAATTTTACGCAGCATAACTCCTTGCTGCCATACTTTACCTCCAGTAGAGGTTTCGATTGCTGTCGTTTTAGACAAATCAATGTTTGGTTGTTGGTTCATTATTGTTGTTTTTGTTGTTTATAATCTAAAATAAAGCCGATTGCGACTATAATATTCATTCCCATACTCATAACAAGTTCATGGATGTCTTGATAAATCGTAGTCATTAGATGGACATGTCCTACCATCCAAAAAGGTACTGATAAATTTTGACTAATCCAAATTATTGCAAATTTGAGAAATTGTTTCATTTTAATTCAATTAACTTCTGGATTAAAGCCATTGCATTTATTTCTTTGTCAATACGGAAGTTAGCTTGGTACGAATATTCATTGATGTAGATAGTAACCATTCCTTCACTCCCAGGTACGTATACAGAAGCATTATCATAAAGGAAACGAAATAGTTCCTCAAAATCTTGTACATTCGCGTTTGCGATAATTTGTCTAATTTCATTCCAATTTGGTTTAGGTTTTGTTAATTCTTTTAATACTTGAGTAGTATAATTAGATGATACAATTATTGATTTATCAATTACTAATTTACCTTCTTGAGTTGATAATTGTGCTGTGTTAAGCATTTTTCTCAAGTCTGGGTAGAATTGGTTGACTAATAGTTTAATATCATCAATTTCATATTCTACGTTTTCTTGTTCAATTATATTTGCTACATGTTTAGCAATGTCTGATTTTGATGGGGGAACAATTTTAAGTACTTGACAACGTGACTGTAGTGGATCAATGATACGCTCAACAAAGTTACAAGTTAAAATAAAACGTGTAGTACGAGAATAAGTTTCGATTACATTTCGAAGTGCCGCTTGACCTTGAATAGTAATAAAATCAGCTTCATCAAGAATTACAACTTTAATCCCTTTAAATGAAGCAGCACTTGCAAAACCTGATACTTTATCTCGAATAGTATCAATACCACGTTCATCAGAAGCATTAATATATAGATAATCGCAATCTAAATTATTAACAATAAGTTTAGCTAAAGTAGTTTTACCAGTACCTGCGGGACCCGAAAATATGAAATTTTGAATATCATTTTGATCCAGATATTGTTGAATCGTTTTTTTGATATTTTCATTTCCTACATAACTACTTAAATCAGAACTGCGGTATTTTTCAACCCACAATGTATGTTGTTTTTTTATCATAACTGGTAATCTCCGTAAATGGAATATTTCTTAGGTTCTGGTTCTTTAATTTCTATTTCTGTATTAAAGATACCATAAAGTTTACTGTTAGCCAAATCTAAACGAAAAGCAATAGGTTTATCAGTTGAAATTTGAAAGTAAGCTTCTAGAGCATCTGTTAAACTTTTTTGTATTTCTTTAACATTATTTACTTCCCATCGATCACCAGGAGGTACACGATGTGCTATTTCAATTAATTTTTCTTGGGTTTCTGTTTTCATAACTTAATTTGTTCTTGTAGATAGGGCAGTAAACCCTCATAGGAATAATTTAACATTGAACCTTCATATTTTAATCCAAACCAAATGTAATCCTCATTATTAGCTGGTTGGGGGAGAAAATGTATATTTTCAATAATATATGTTTTCTCTTTAATTACGACTGGTTTTCCTATAAGGGATACTGCGTCTCTCATAATACTTAAATTTAGAACATTCCACCCATTCCTACCATAGGATCAGAATCCTTTTTGTCTTCTGGGTTGTCTACAACTACACATTCTGTTAATAGAATAGTACCAGCTACTGAAGCTGCATTTTCTAATGCTGTACGAGTTACTTTAGCTGGATCGATGATACCTGCTTCTTTCATATCAACCATTGCTTCGGTTTTTAGGTTATAACCAATCCAATTATTTGTTGGATCTAATTTTAGACCTAGCATTTGAGCTTCAGTTGAACTATATCCAGCATTTGTTAGAATTGTTTCAAATGGTTTACCACAAGCTTGATAAACAATATTAGCACCGATATTATCACGTGTAATTGCTTCACGAGCATAAATCATAGCAGAACCACCACCAGCAACAATACCTTCTTCAAGGGCTGCTTTTGTAGCGTGTAAAGCATCATCTACACGATCTTTTTTCTCTCTCATTTCGGTTTCAGTCATTCCACCTACGTGAATGATTGCTACACCTCCGACGAATTTCGCGAGTCTTTCTTGGAGTTTTTCTTGTTCGAAAGAGGATGTTGCTTTCTCGATTTGCTGTTGAAGTGCTTCAATACGTGCTTGTATTGATTCAGATTCTCCTCGTCCGTCAACGATTGTTGTTTCATCTTTTGTTATTGTTACTAGTCTTGCTTTTCCAAACCAGTCCCAGCTAAATTTATCAAGTTTCATTCCTTTTTCAGTACTGAATACTTGACCACCGGTTAGAATTGCCATATCTTCTAAAATTAATCTACGACGATCACCAAAGTCAGGTGCTTTAACGGCACATACCTTAATAGTTCCTCGCATTTTGTTAACGATAAGAGTTGCTAGGGCCTCGCTATCGACATCTTCAGCTACAATCAAAAGTGATTTATTTTGTGCTGATACTGCTTCCAAAATAGGGAGCAATTCTTTAACTTGAGTAATTTTCTTGTCGGTCATTAAAACAAGAGTATCATCAAGAGTACAAGACATTGAATTATTGTCTGTTACAAAGTAATGGGATTTATAACCACGGTCAAACTGCATACCTTCTACTGTTTCAAGATACGTCTCGCCCGTTTTAGATTCTTCAATCGTTACTACACCTTCACGACCTACTTTACTCATAGCAGTAGCAATTAATTTACCTACTTCTTCATCATTGTTAGCTGAAATTGTAGCTACTTGTTCTAATTGACTTTCAGATGAAATGTCTTCTTTAATTTGGCGAATTTCAGTTACTACTTGTTTGATAGCAGTATCAATACCACGCTTAATTCCAACTGCGTTTGCTCCATTGTTTAGATGTTGCAAACCTGCTTTTACCATTTCACGAGCCAACAAAGTAGAAGTGGTAGTACCATCTCCGGCAACATCAGCAGTTTTAATAGCTGCTTGTTTTACCATCTGTACACCTACTTCTTCTACATTATTGCTTAATGAGATAGACTTAGCAACTGTAACACCATCTTTGGTGCTTTGGGGATAACCTTGGTTATTTGAAATAACCACATTTCGTCCATTTGGACCTAATGTTGCAACTACAGCATCTGCTAGTTTATCAATACCTGCAACTAATTGTTTACGTGCCTCGGGGCCGAATTCTATAACTTTACTCATTTTTTAATTAATTAATTTTTGCTAAAATATCATTTTCTTTACCAATCAAGAACTCTTCACCTTCCCACTCAAGTTTAGTGAATCCCATAGTTGGTAGGATTACAGTATCATCTACAGATAATGTCGTTTTAATAAAATTATCTCCTGTGATGGAATAATGGCCTGGTCCTACTGCTACAACTTTGGCTGTTTGGTTCTTTTCTTTACCTAAATCAGGTACAACAATGTTTCCATACATTGTTTCTTCTACTTCTACGGGTTTAACGATAACTGCGTTAAATAATGCTTCTAATTTCATAGTCCAATTTTTTCTAATAGTGCGTTCATTTCATCTTGTTGGCGTTGCCATTCATTAATATACTCCATAATGGTAGAATACTCAGGTTTCATGTCTAATTTTGACTTAGCAATCTTTTTAAGAGCATGAGATAAATTACTATAATGACCAAGTGGCTTTTCATAGTTTTTACCTAGACTTCCTGCTTCTAAATTCTTTTCATCTGGGGTGATTGTTTCCACTACTGTATAACAGTATTGATCTTTAGAGATGTGGAACGGCTCGATGGCCGGATCTTTAATAATAGTATAACTCATTTTTTATATATTTTATAACGTGAATATACGAATTCTGTTTGATAAAACCAAGCTTTAGGGAGCCTTTAATTATTTTATTTTAATTGATTTTGGTTTTGATTCTTCAGCAAATGGAATCCTAATTCCTAGTAATCCATTTTCCATCATTGCCTCAGCTTTTGATAAATCGAATTTAGAGGCAATTTTATAACCTAGATTAAACGAACGTTTAGCTACACCTTGATGGATGTAGGTACGATCTTCATATTCTTTTGTTTCTTTGTTATATGAAATTTTAAGAATATC